CTTGTCTGCTACCGTGCTACGCTTGATCTGGATCTTGTCAGCCATTTTTCTTTTTCTTCCAATCAGGAGTGGCGTTGTCTATAGCTTTATTGCGAGCTTCCTTCTTACTCAGACTGGGGTCTTTGAGTAACTCGTATGCGGTTTCTCTTTTAACGATGTCTGCGGCAAGTGGTACGTCTTGATTCTTATCAACCGGACGACCTGAAGACCTGTGCTTTACGCTGCCATCAACGTCTAAACCGCGCTCTTCAGCCACTCTTTTGACGTCATGTGCGTCTGATACCCATGCTTTCGGGTCATAAATTCCACGTTTATCTGCAATACCACCCATGTAGTACTTGCCAGTTGGATCAACTCCAGCTTCACGAGCCGCTTTAAGCATGCGCATAGCCTGCGGACGAGGTAGCTTGTTCAGCCATTCGCCGTTATTGCGACCTTCCATGAATGCTCGTTCAGATTGACCTGTTCCCGGAGGCTGCATTAAAGCGCACATCTCAGCAAACTTCTCATCCTGACCGTCTTCGATCATGTTTACATAATGGGCTTGTACCCATCCCGGCGCTTTAGCAATGTCATACGGTAATCTCATAGCAGTCCTCATGGGGTTTATGTCTAGAATCAGCAAGAAATGGGCTACATCGGCATTGGAGGCTGCAATTCAGGCGGCACTTGCTGTGGCGGCTGTGACATCATTTCCTCCTCTGTCATTGGCTGTTCTTCTGGAGCTGGCAATGCTTCTTGCGGTGCGCCTTCTGGTGGGGCTCCTTCAGGTGGCATTTGCTGCGCCATTGGGTCCGGTTGAGGTGGAGCTGGTATTAGGTACTGCTCTACGTCCAAGTCCATTGATTCTGCCCAATCTCGCATAAGCGCATTGAATGGATCGACAATTCCAGACGGGATCAAACCCTGTAGTACTGGACCCAGCGTCTGAACAGCCATGTTCATCTGTTCGATACGTGCGCTCTTGTTCTTTTTCTTTGCACTGCCAGCTTCGACCGTATAGTCAAACTCTCTGGCTACCTCAAAAGGATTCATCTGCATTACATGCTGTTGCCATGCCATAGCGCCCATTGGCCCGATGATTGGCTCTAGGTCTTCAGCAGTAAGAAGCCATCGAGTCGCAATCGCTTCTTTCCTTGAGAGAGATGTCATAGAGTTCTCTAGACACTCAGCCATGTCGTCAGGACGAATACTGATTTGATCAACCTTCACAGATGCTTCTGTAGCTGATCTCATCTGCTTGTCAGTCATTCCATAAACAAGCTCGGTCATACCAAGACGTTTGTCAGCTAGATCAGTGACAGCTTGAATAACTTGCCAGAGTTCTCCAGTTACATTAGGCAACTGAAAAACGCTGATGATGTCATTGACGCTGCGACCTAGCATCTCACTGACTTCGACAATCTTGAACCCGCCCTCTGACTGTGAGAGGATCTGATCTTTAATGTCTTGGTCTGCTGCTTTACTAACACCAAGCATAGTCTCGCAAGATGTTGCTACGCGCTGAGCAAGAAAAGAATAGGCCCAGCATAAGAATCGCAGCTCTGGCACTGCCGGTTTGATGTGACTGATAGGCCAGATGTAACCCGGCTTACGATGAGGTTGAAATGCAGTGAAAGGCCAACCGTTTGCGCCGTCTGCCCAGAATGGTATTGGCCACTGAACCGCTGTAAACAATGAATCAGGTACACCACTCTCTTCATTGACTTCTTCTCCAAGCATTGCAGGCTTGATGTTTAATGGGTAGTCAACGCCTTCAGCTATAACGAGGTAGCAGTTTTCACCTATGCCATCGAATACGCCCTTTATATCTTTCGGCGCATCCTTGAGACGGTCGCCCATTCCGGTTTTGGAATATATCTTCCAGTAGACACATAGATCGTTTGTCTTTCCAGTTGGACCAGACGTCGATTTGCCGGACCCGTCATAGTCACCAAACACAACTTGCTCTTGCGAACGTGCATTCTGAGCCCCTTGTTTGTCTACGTTGCCCCTGAGAGCAGCTTCGGGAATGTCATACTTTTCTGCTATCTCATGAATAGGGTGAATGCATCTTCTTGCACACCATCGAATGTCTTCGATTTCGGTTACATCAGGATCCATCAGAAAATTGTCGACGCTATCGGCAAACGAACCGACAAACCTTCGACCGTTGGGCATGGTCATCATCTCTGTCCACCACAAACCCATGCCTGTGATTATACCTTCATCAACAGCGCGACGACTATGAGTCTTCAAATCAAATTCGCCGGGCGTGTAATTTAGTACGCGAGACATCAAATCAGCGACAAGATCCCGTACGCCTGCTTTAGCGCTAACCATATTGACCATCTGCTCATACTGCATGGCCATATTGGGATCGCCCATATTGATACCAACAGCTTCCGGCGGGACAATAGGAAGTGGTGTTGGTGTTACGGTACGAACTGGATTACGGTGATAGATGACAGATCCAAACAGCTTCACCGCTTCGAATACTTTGTTGACCTGCATGCGAAAGCCCGGCTTGCCCATCTGTCGGTTATAGCCACCTTCAGCTGATGCATAGTTATCTTTCCAGAACCAGTTGCTTGGTCCATCAAAGAAATTCCTTGCCTCGCCTGCATCATCATTAAAAGATTTCTTATGACGATAAGCTTTCGATATCTTGTCTAGCCAGCCACGAGTGAGGTACTTGAGGACGTCATCAGGACTCTCGGCACTCTTTGGCACTTGATTGGCAGGAGCCAACGGAATTCCAGTCTGTACTTGAACCATTACTTAGCCTTTGCGGTTACAGGTTTCTTTACAGTCTTCTTGTCCTTTACTGATGCATTTTCGTGCGCTATCATTGCGTTCATCTTCATATTGTTGATTTTGGCCATATCTTTCATGACAGGGCTTAGATCCCAACCGCCCATAGCACGTACAGAAGTGCGTTTTTCGATGTCATCGCTGAATCTCCAGCGGATAGCAACCTTCTCTACAAAGCCCACTTCTGGGGTGTAAACCAATAGATTTGCTGCGTCATTGGTGCGAATGGCAGTTAATGCCCACCCCAACAGCGGCGGGACCGAATCATTGAGAGGATCAGGGTAGAAAAGGATCGTGTCACCAACTCTTAGATCTGGGGCGTTCATATCAACCTCCGGGACTTAGATTTACGTAGTTCTTGGTTTCTTGTCTTCGTTCTTTGCGTAATCGCTGGTAATGCTTGACTAGCCAGTGCTCTTCTTCGTGCGCTGTGTCCTTCGGCGGCTTGTAGTACTTGGGACGTGCAGCGCATAGGTATTCCAAACACTGGACTGCATGACAATCGCCTTTAGTATTAGGTGCGTCTGTGACTGTCATGGCGCCAGCGAGGTATTGAGTTTTCTTTTTGTAACGTTTGATTTCACGCTCAAAGTTGGGACATGCTCCACGCAATACACGCAAGATCGGAGTTCCTGTATCGCCCCGTACATACATGTACCTCTGTGTCTCATGAATCCTTCCTTGAACATCATCCGAACCGGCAATGAACGAATGTCCACTAATTGTACTATGGATGTCGTGAAGACGGAGCTGTTCTGCGTATATATCTGCCGGTAAACGACCAGATCCTATCTCTCGGATCCGACCACCATGCATATCCAAAAAGAAGGCGTGAAAGACTTGGTTTTCGGTTTTCTTCTTGAACCAATCGCCAAACATCTGTGCAGTACACTGCCTGACATACAACTCGTCATAAATCAGAAGAGTATCGCCATCAGGAGGCACAGCACCAAAAATAGCAGCACAAGTACTGTGTCCGGGATCGATCGCAACATATCGACACCAATCAGAGGGGACTTGATTTTGTGGTAAAGATGCACGGTCGTAACCGTGTACATTCATTGTGAAGGTTGGAAAGACCAAGATAGAGTCGGTGACGAACTCCCCTTCACTTCGCATTCTGAGTACGTCATTTCCCAGCGCGCTCCATCTCTCAACGTTCTTGCGCTTCTCTTCCTCATCGATGTGAGGATTGTCGAGGAATCGTAAGACGAACTTCTCAATATCCCTTTTCTTGTCTCCCGACTCCATCGCAGTGTCTGCCCGTTCAGACAGCCCAAGTAATGCGTCGTTCTTTGAATGCGGCATGGCGCTCCATGCCAAGCCACCCTTGCGGTCTGCAAGCCTAGCCTGCATTTCCGGGAGCCATTGTTCATTTGCGATATCTTCATCAATATGGACCCTGTCTGCCTGAAAACCTTGCGGCGGGTCGCCCTCTGAAGAGAAAAAGTATATTGTCCAGCCATTGTGTAACTCACAGCTTTGTATGTATTGCGATGACTTCAGTAACCATGCCGTCTTCTTAATGAACCTCTGAGGGATCATTGGTGGCGCTGGCTTTGCCTCTTCAGACCGATCACCGTCTAGTGAAGGGTTGTAGCCTCTCCAGAAGCCCGTATCAGTATCACGAATAATCTTAAATGCGCCAGCCTTGAACAACATCGGGTATACCACCATACCAATGTGTTTCCAATCACGCCCAATGATGCACAAGTTGCCATCTTCTTTTGGATACTTGTTGTACGGGTCTTGGCCTGTTGCAGCGCGAGCATCCTCCATGAATGTCGACAAAGATTTGCCAGATCTATTACCGCCGATGACTAGGACTTCACTCGCCTTGCTCTGATGCATCTCGTCCTGAACTGGACTCGGTTGATACATCTTGATCGCTTCGATCGATCTCTGGGAGATTTCCGCCTGTATCTCTAGAAGCTTCTCCTTCTGGGATCGTGTCGTACTCTGCTGGTTGTTGAGCTGACTCAATCCTGTGAAGGCCTGACTCGGTTGTTTCTTGCTTGGCATCAATTACCCTCCATGTAGCTGCAATACCTTCAAGACGCTTGTCCAACTCTCCTTCAAGTTCCTCGTCAGACCACAACTCTAAAGGCTTTTTACTGGCGCCCATCTCCGACGTCTGGACTGTCAGTTTTGTCAATGTCTCCAATATTCGGGTCCGAGCTGCACTGCCCGGAGTCGCATCGAAGAATTGTTTCACCAGAGCCTGTGCGAATCCGCCACTCCCGCCAAAGAGTGTCATTGTTCGTTCCAGTAATTCCGAGATGTGGGGGACATTTTCCCCGCCTTTGGAAGCTGCTTTCAGAAACGTAGATACGCTGTCCTTCTCCAGACTCTCCATCGTCTGGGCCTTTTTGAGCTCTTTCGTTTGCTCTGCGGTCTTGAGACGACATGGCTTGCACTTTTCCTTGAGATTGCCTTTGTCCGTGAAGCCAAACTCGCAATGAGCAAGCGTTTGACCACACTCTCTACAAACTTGAGTATCCATAGCGCATAAAAAAAGGGGGCAAGGAACAACACCTTACCCCCTAGTATACATACGTTCAGTCAGGCTAGTTCCATTGAGCAGCCCAAATTTTTCGTTTCTGTCGATATTCTTCTGTCAAACTATCAGGACCATTGCCTATTACACCATTTTCATGCAACACTTCACTCAACTTGTTTAGTGATGCGCGTACTTCTTCGTCTGTTTGATCCTCTGCGGGGACATCCATATTCACCTCCTATGGGTAGTTGACAACCGTTCAGTATAGGCAAAGGGGCCAGCAAGTGCAAGACCTGCTGACCCCCGCTGTCCCTCTACCCCATCAGAGGTCGATTACATGCCGTGAGCGTCGGAACCGACGACGATAATACCTGTGAGAGCTACTGGGGCTTCTTCACCCTCATGCTTCACTTCGATATCTCGCCCGGATACTGGATCGCTACCAGCAGCTTCTGCTGATGTTGGTCCCCGAACTACAGCCCAAAACACTTCGCCGTCTTTGACGGGAGCGCAGAGCCACTCATCGACAATGCCGTAGACTGTTGCTGCTGCACCGCCAGTTTCACCCAAGCCTTTAAGAGCATTGAGCTGAACTGTCTCGCCAGCCTGAACAACCGCACCGCTTACATTTTTAACGGCTACGCATTCTACGGATAAATTACTTAGCAAGGCCCCATCGTGTGGGTTCTCGTCTCGGAAGATCGAATGAACTCCCTTGACGCCTTGACCTGTTCCAACTTGAAGATCCTGTGGATTGTTCTCGGTATCGAAGTACGAATATTTGATCCCGAGCACAGTACCACGAGCGAACTTCGGATCTGCTGTAAGTGTTGACACTTTTACTGCTCCTTAGTGTTATGCTACGGGTGCGAACTTGACAAAGTTACGAGGACTCTTGAATTTCAAGTTAGCCAGCACGCTCACTGCGTAACGATGCGCTTGAAGTTCTTCATTATAGTAAGGACCTTCGCCGGTCATTAACTGACCTTCCATGCACTTCATTTCCATGTTTCCAATGGACAGTGCATAGCCACAACCTGTTGGGATGGCGTACTCAGTCGATGTTTCGATACCATCGAGTTCGACGACGTCCCCAAATCCATAGCTACGAAGACCAGCAGACTTCGTGACGATTGCTCGCTCACGTGAGTCCAGACGATTTAAGAAATCGATGTAGAGTTTTCGATTGAGCAAGATAAGATCAATCTGCGACTCTTTCGTATCGTTTCTCTTGGCGTGTTGTACACCTTCTCGCATGGCTTCGATGCAATTGGATTTCCAGCTTGCGTCTTCACCAAAGTACGTTGAAGTGTAATTTGTGATCAAGGGACTGTAATAATCATACTCTGGATCACAAGGAACGTATGGCCATGAGCAAGGAGTTGAGTCATCACAGAACTCGTCTCGTTGTGCTCCACCAAGTGCGCCTAGCTCAGTGCTAAGACCGGCATAGA